ATCCCATGCGGTCGATTGAGTCTGGGTCGGGGAGCACGTCCGACGTCGCGGCGAGGCCGTCGGTCCCGAGGGCGACGACGACCGCGGTCGCGAGCGCCTCCGTGATGTCGATCGTCCCGTCGGCGAGTAAATTCCAGTCGCACGTCACCGAGTACTTCGGGAAGAACGTATTTTGTACGATGCGAATGTCGGGCACGTCACCACCCTGCCGTTACATCATATGCGATCACAGCTGCGACCGTCGTCAGCGCATTCACCGCATTGGTCTTGGCATTTTTAGTCGCCGTGATGCCGATGTTGCGCGCAGATATTCCGTTGATGATCGCCGCCGCCTCGGTCGCCGTGACGTTGACCGGCGTCGGTGATCCGACCGGCACCCAAGACGAGACCGCGCTCGGTACAGGATTGGTCGTCCCCACCGCTGGTTCGGTGATCGACATCACCAGAGCATATTGAGCCTGCAATGAACCACCAAGTCCAGGAGACGCAACGGTGACCGAGAGCGAATCAACCAGGGTCGCGTGGGCTGCGCCAGTCAGTGTTGAGGCATTGGTATTGTGAACGTCGACGTTTGTATTGGACGCAGTTCTGACGCTGCCAACGTCAGCTCCTAGCTGAGTCGTTTGACTGCTGAGGCTGTTGAGCTTTCCAGCGATCTCATTCGACTTCGAGACCAAGTTCTGCGTCGTCGGCACCGTCGCGGCGAGCATCGTCGCGTCGTCGGTCGGCCAGGAGTAGTCCCCAGCGGCGACCGGGTAGTGAAACGGCGCCAGCCGCTTCGAATTAGAAAGCGCGTTGATCATGTCGATCTTGACGGCCTGCGCTTGCGCGAGCGTGATCGACGGCGATGGCGGCGGCGGAGAAAGTTCAGCGACGCTCATCCAATGATTGAACACCGGAATGTATGGCGTGATGTCAGTGAATTTCTCGCGTATCGGCAAGCGATCGTCATGGTTGTAAAGAATTTCACCATCCGTCCCCCACCAACGGACCATGTAGACATTTGCCGGTCATCGGAGCATCGTCAACGGTGACAAGCCCCTGGCTCGGAACGATCCACCATCCACTCATGAGCAAGGATCAGGCTTGACGATGAACGGCACGCTCTTGTAGCAAACGCCACCCTGAACCCAGACGTGACCGCCATCATTTTTGATATGCGAGTGACCGCTGTCCGCCCTGTAGGACTTTTCATTCGAGTCGTAGTATCCGACGGTCCTGTCGCCCTTGACTTCATGATGACTCGATCCGTTTCCCTGATGCAGCGACCCCGTCGTCATGTCGAAGTATTGCTTCGAGTCTTCCTTGTGAAGGGTCTTCTGGCCGGTTGGCTTGCCGCCGCCGGCAGCACCATCACTGCTGCCAGAGCCGCCACCGCTATTGCCGCCGCCGCCACCACCAGCGTCGCGAGCCTCGATGACGGCGGCGTCGAACTTCTCGACCTCGAACTCGACGCCGGACTTCGACCTTATGACCACCCTGCCGTCGGGCAGCTCGATCGCCCCCGGAGGGTTCGTCACCTTCCAGGTTCGCTTCTGCGCACCCGCCGACCCGGACGACCCCTGCTGCTGCCCCTGCTGCTGCTGCCCGTTCTGATTGTCGACGAGCTGAAGTCGAACCTTCTTCTGGGTGTTGCCCGTCATGAACATGCCGTCCTCGGTGTTGAGGAACTGCTGCCCCCAATCCTTGAGGCCGAACATCGCGGTCGCGCCCTTCGCCGCGTCCTTCGCGAGGTTCTTCAGCCGGTGGCGACGGTCATCCATCATCCCCATCACCGGGAAGTTGCGGTTGCCACCGATGAAGCTCATGAAGCCCTCGGCGCACTGCTGAATCTTCCCGGCGGCGCTCTTCGTGGCGTCGGCGACGACTGACGTGAAGCCGTAGTTCTGTGGTGCCTCCGCCGTCGGCCAGCTCTCGCCGAGCATCCCGTGAGCGTCGTTCGACTCCTGCATCAGCGGGCCGTCGTCGACCTTGTCGATGCAGCTTCGAGCGCCGCCGGCGCTGTAGCCGCGGAACGCGATGTCGTACGGGGTCTGCCTGTGCATAGGTCAGCTTGGGGTTATCGTCTGAGTGGACACGACGGGCTTCTGGTCTCCCGTGACTACCTCGGTCGACGGCGCGCCCGGGGCTTCGTCGTACCCCTTGAGCCGATAGGGGCGAACGAGGTCAAGCGTGGTGCGGCTGCCCGCCTGCCGGTCCTGCGTGAACGTGACCGAGCGCACTCCCAAGTTCATGTCGAGCATCGCCATCGGCGACTTGATGTGGACCGCCATCCCGGGGCGCCAGAGCCGCTTGTCGCGCGGGTTGAACCAGCCTTGGACCACGACGTTCGCGGTGATCTCCTCGCCCATCCCCCACATCTGCTCGTGCCGCGCGCGCATGAGGACTTCGTCGGGCGTCTTCACGGGGTGCTCGAGCGGGACGTAGAGCGGGCTGTAGAACGGGAGGTCTCCGGGGACGCCCTGCTGAACCTCGGCGGCGGCGGTCATGTTGTGGTCGTCGCCAGCCTTGCTCTGGTCGCCGGCGTAGTACATGTCCCTCGCGCCCTGATCGTCGATCACGACCTGGGCGCTGAGGATGTTGAAGCCCTCGACGAGTTCGCCTTCGCCTTGATCTTTGAGATCGTGCAAGCCGATCAAGAGCCACTCGCCGTTCTCGGTCGAGCCGACGATCGTGTTGCGGTCCTTGGAGAGGCGCTCGACGAAGCTGAAGATCGTCTCGCCCGGGCTCGGGTGGACCGGGTCGTCGAACGGCTTCGACGGAACGTCGCCGATGACCTTGAGCTTGACGCCGGTCGGAGCGAGGAGCTGCTGCGTGATCTCGACGAGCGACCCTTTGTAGTTGACATTCTGCGTCGGCAGGATCGACGCGCGCGCGGCGAACCAGGACGCCCCGACGCCCTGGAGGCTGACGCCGTGGCTGTTGGCGTCGTAGGCGACCTGCCGGACGATGATCACGCCCGTGACCGCCTTGATGTTGGCGAGCCAGATCGTGCACTTGTCGCGCGGCTTGAACTGGAGCTTCGTCCAGAGGTTGGGGATCGGGTCGCGCTCCGCGCAGGTGAAGCGGAACTCCGAGTTCGGGTCGCCCCATGTGTTGTGCACCCAGACCGTCTCCCAGTCGGAGAAGTAGACGCCGGCGACCTCCATCGTGCAGCGTTCTTCGGGCCTGGTGACGGATGAAGATAGCTGAGAAAAGAAGACCATCAGTTCGACAGCGCCCGCCCGATTGGCCTCATGAACGCGGGGTGGACGACCTTGTTCTCCGCTCGCAGCTCGTCGGCGCGGCTCGCGTCGGCGTAGAGCCGGTAGGCGACGACGAGCGTCGGCATCGCCATTCCGAACTGAAATTGAAGCATCTGCGGCAGCGGCCGCGCCGTCTCGATCAGGTAGAACATGATCGCCGCGTGGAGTCGTATCAGGACCTGAAAGGTCATCTGGTCCATGTCGTCGGCGGCGACCTCTTCCATCACCGCGAAGGCGTCGTTCAGCAACAGCTTCATCGCGTCGACGTCGTCGCGGCTCGTGAACGTCGTGCCGGCGAGGATCGTCCCGGTGGACGAGTACGTGAAGTAGATCAGCGAGTTCGTGACGAGCTCTCCGCCGACGGTCACCGGCGCCTCGAGTTCGGCCCTGTTGCGAACCGCGGTGAGCTGCGGGATCGTCACGCCGGCCGCCACGAGCTTGTCGAAGATGTCGGCGAGGGGCGGCCCGGCGAGGTCGTTCCGAAGCAGCGTCGGCGCGTCGACGATGAAGGCACCGATCGCCGACCGGACGTCGGAGCCGGGGCGCCCGCGCGTCGCGATGGTCGTGAGCGCGTAGCCGAGGACGCGCTGACAGATCGGAACGGCCTCGTCGACGTCTTGCTTGTACATTTCAACTTGGAGTTATCGTCACAGTGGATACGACCGGCGACATCGTAGCAACGACCTGCTGCTTGAGTGCATCAGATTGCATCGCGAGGTTCGTCGCAGGATCGACGCTTGGCTGGAACGGTGAGACACCGAGCTCGACGAATGACATGTCAAAGACGACGTAGCCGCCGAGCCTGTCTTCTTCCGTCATCCGGTAGCGCGTGCAGACGACGGTCATCGGCCGCATCAACGGGAGCTGAAGTGGATATGCACCTCCAGAGTCGAGGGTCGTCTGCAAGGCATCGCGCGCGATCGTGTAGTCACGTTGATAGAGAACGAAGCCGGTGTCCGAGCCATACTGGATGAGGTAGCCACGAACGGTGAACTCGATCGCCTTCCTCCCCATGTCTTCGGAGTACGGCAGCTCTTTCTTCGGGAACTCATGAGTGACGATGCGGCGGCCGCTCTCCCGGCTGCCAGCCTCGACGTGAAAGTACTGGCCGCCAAAACTCGCGAGCTGCAACTTCTGTCGCCACGGCGAGGGAAGATCGCGGATCGTCGCGACGGCCATCTCAGCTGTCCAGCGACGGGTCGTGGCTCACGGCGCTGCCGCCGGTGAACGATGAGGAGGCCTCCGGCCCATGGCTCGCCTCCTCCATCTGCTTGTGCCGGTGCCAGGGTACCTTCCTGAACGGACCCTTCTGCTTGATCGACTCCTGGCCCTTCTTGACAGTCACGTCGATGTTGCCGGTCCCGCGAACGCGATGGTGAAAGAAGGCGCGACCCTGCATCTGATCCATCTCGCTTCGATCCACATCCTCGGTCGGCGTCCTGAACGGCCCACGGCCGGCCAGTCGCTGCCGCCTCGCCGCCAAAGTGAACGATCCCATGCCGGGGGGCGTCGCCTCGGCGTCCAGCTTCTCGCGCTCCTCGCGCAGACGGCGCAAGGCCAGGCGGTCCGCGTCCTGCTGCGCGAGCCTGTCGTAGAGAGACCTCGAGACATCGGCCGACTGCGCCGGTGGCGGCGGCGCGCCGCCGACCATCGGCGTCCCCGCGACCTGCGTCCGCTGCTCTCGCCGAGCGAGTTCTTCGGCCACCTGCTGCGGCGTCATGCGCGCGCGAGCGCCGCGCTCGTAGGCCTCGCGGAACGCCGCCGAGCCGCGGTAGATGCCGGCTCCGCCGCCCCGCTCCGCCCCGACGACGTCGAGGTGCATTCGGACGGGACCCATGTAGCTTTGTTCTGCGCCGCCGCCCTTCACGCCCGCGCGCGCCGCGTGCTCCACGAACGCAAGCGCGCGCGGATCGCTGTGCGGGACAAGGTTGCCTTTCTCGTCGATCAAGTCGAAGTCGGCGGCGTCGCCTCGATCGTGCCGGTGCGAGCCGGTCGCGCCCGGGGCACCTTGCATGCGCTGCCCGCCGGAGGCGACGTGCACCGTGAGGCCGGTCACCGCGGACGCATAGTTGAGGGCCTGCCTCAGCTCGGGAGAGATCGCACCCTTTCGAACCGCGGCCTCTCTCCCTTGCGCCTCTACGATCGTGCCAGCACCAGTCCCTTGCTGTGTCGTCGATTGCTGCGGCGTCGGAGCAGTTCGCGACGTGCCCTGCTGTGTCGTCGACTGCTGACCGGTCGACGGTCCAGTAAAGGCTTCAACACCAGGTACGCCCCTGCTCTCAAAACCACTGATGCGACTGCGAAGATACTGCGCAGCCGGTTTCAAATACCCGGAAGCAAATAATCTCGCTGCTTCAGTCGGAGATTTTGCAGCTTGTAATCGCTCAGTGAGTTTCGTGTATTGTTGATCGCCGAGCGTTCCCTTGAGTCGCCTCGCAACGAAGCGCGCTTGCTCTACCGGGTCCTTCCACGCGGTGGTCGGATCGAGGCCACGCGCACGCATGTCGGCAGCCCACGTGTTCCACTCAGCACCACCATCCTGAAATAGGCCGTGTGCGAAATGCGCCTCGCCACCAAACTTCGGTTGATCCGCATGTCGAAGAGTGGGATCGAAGTTCGATTCCTCCTTGATGTTGGCAAGCATGCCGGCGATGGCATTCTCTGAAAATCCCTGCTGACGCATCTCGTTGGCAACAATTTGCGCGGTCTGTTGTCTTTGCGTACCGCCGCCATACGTCGAGGTAGGACCACCGCCAGGAGTGCCGCCTCTCGGAGCTGCTGGCCCAGACGGCCCGCCAGCCAGGCCCGCGACGCCGCCGGCCGCGCCGAGGCCCGCGCCGCCGCCGAAGCCCGCGATCGTCGTGCCCCACGACGGCATCGGCTGGCCCATCGGGCCGGGCTGCGACGACGGCGAGACGCGAAGGTCGGGGGGCGTCGAGCCACTGCCGCGAGGGCCGCCGCCGGGAGTGGGAGGATGACCGCCGGAAGGATAGCCGCCGCCAGATGGATAGCCGGCGCCCGCGCCGCCGTAGCCGCCGTAGCCCGCGCCGATGCCTCCGCCGAGGCCGGCGCGGAGGCCGCCCATCTGGGTATCGAGGAGGCCGAGGGGCTTGCCGATCACCGACTCCTCCTCGCCGGAGAGCAGGCGGATCGTCCGCTTCATCTGCTCGGTCAGCAGCTTCGTCTGGTCAGTCTGGTCTTGGACCTGCCCGCGCCGGTCCTCGATGTTGGTGCTGCGCGGCGCATGCGCTAAAAACGCGTCCCAGCCTTCGGGATTGATCTTGATTCCACCGAAGTCCGGCATCCTCTCGTTCAGGTCGACGAGCCGCTGCGGCGTTCCCTGCTGCTCTTGCTGCGGCGCCGCGGTGCCGCCGCCGCGCCACTCCCGCCACTTCCGCGTGATCCACGGCGCGAGGCCGAACGCCCCCGGACCCTGCGGAAGAATTGGCGGCATCGCCGGCCGCTCGGGAGCCGCCTGCATTCCCCCTGGTCCGAAGACAGATGCGCCCGGACCCGTCGGGGGCGCCCCCTTCCGTTCCTGTTCTTTCAAGTTTTTGTTCATGATCTCCAAGAGATCAGCGAGCGCATGAAGGCTCCTGCCGAAGGCACTATCCTCGATGTTCAGCGCCAGGTACTTCGCGATCTTGCCCCACTCGGTCGAGATCCTCGCGACGTCGGCGTTGAGCTTCTTCGCGGCATCCTGCTGCCGGCGCATGATCTCCTGCTGCTCTGCGGTCGCCCGCTTGATGGCGCCGAACGGCAGCCGGCGCAGGAGCTCTGGCGCGTCGAACGTCTTCTCGACCCGCTCGATTAGCTCCTGAACGCGGGCGGGCTTGAACCCATCCGCCAGCATCCGCTCTCGGAGCTGCTCGTTGAACTTCTGGATGGCCTCGAACTGATCGGTGGGGTCCGACAGCGTCTTGATCTGGCGCTCGGCCTGACTCACGAGTTCCTGATAGCTGTCCCTGCCCGTCTCCGAGACGATCACTCGAACTTGATTTATCGTCAGCCTCTGCTGTCGCGCGAGGTTCTGGCGAAAGGCGATCCACTCCCGCTCCACGACCTCCGGCGGGATCGCGACTTGCTTTGCGGCGTTGATGATGTTTTGAAGCTGAGCCGGGTCCGTCGTCGAGCGCTGGGCGGCGTCGCCGAGGCTTATCAGCCCCTTGCTCATCCCCTCGAGTGCCTTCGTCAGATCGAACACCGCGAGCCCGGCCCCGCCGGCCGCGGCGCCGAACATGCCCATGCCCTTGGCGTACTTCAGCCACGCCTCGGGACCCTTTGTCACGGTCTCGAGGAGCTTGTTCATCTGCTCGGTCAGCTCCCTCGTCTTGTTGCGGAGGTTCTCCGTGCCGCCGAGGGTCGCGCCGCTGCCGAGGTCGCCGAGCGCGCGCTTGATCGCCGCGAGCTGGGGCGACGCCTGGTCGTCCAGGCTGACGGTGAGCTTCAGTTCTTCAAATTCTGCAGAAGCCGGCATTGATCACATCGCCCGTGGAAGTTCCATCTGCCTCTGGAGCGAGACGTTGCCATCGAACATCCCTCCCCCGGTCGCCTTGACCTCGGTCCCGGCCGGCGCCTTTACATTGACGTTCAAGTCGCCGCTCGCATCGACGTCGTGCTCGTGCGCGAGGCCCGCGTCGAGTTGCTTGCGGCCATCGCTGAGTTTCGAAGATTCTCTGCCCCACATGTCAGTCCCGCCAGGTAGATCAACAGGAATGTCGAGGCCGCCCAACTGGGCTTCTAGTGATGATCTCACCCCGCGCCGCGTGCGCTCGTTTATCCTGATGTCATCTATCGTTGTCTTAAAATCAGCATCTGCTTTTGGATCAATTACATTTGGGCCATACTTAGGACCAGTACCTTCGAGACCACCTGGATCACCGGAGAGATCAATACGCCGTCGATCTTCGATACTCTGCGACTCACCGCGCGCTGACCCTGCAGCCCACCGCGAAAATGCCGTATATTTTTGTCTCTTTACAAGTTCGTCGCCGGTGATTATTTCGCCGTGCTCTGGGCCCCATCGTTCATATGGATCGGCACGCGGTTTTGGGTCCCACGGGTCATCGCCGGTGAAGCGCTGTGCGACGTTGACGCTCTGATCGAGCCGCCTGCCCTTGCCAGCGCCCTCTTCTGGTCCGCTGTACTCTTGAAACTGACTTTGCAATCTTGCAACGCTAGAAGGCCACTGCTTGTTCGTGCCATACGGATCATTGGCGACGGGCTGGCCGCCCTTTCCGATAGGCGCATAGATGGCGCCCATACCTGCAATTGTCTCGCCGCCCTGTTTATAAAGCCGTGATTGAACTTCAGCAGCCTTGGCAATACCTTCTTCGATTGTCCCAAATTTCATGAAGTTTTTGTTGCCTCGACCGCCAGCCATCAACCCAGCAGGATTGTTGAAGTCAGTAACAGCGCGCAATTTGCCATAACCAGTTTCGAATGCAAGAATGCTTGCCATCAGTGACGGCGGGAGACTGTTCGCGCGCGCGGCATTTACGATAGTTTGATAGTGACCCGCGAAACTGCCACCCTTCATCAACCGATTAAAGTCGGACTCGCTAAGATCGTTGCGCGCCTCGGACGCCGCGCCGCCGCCGGGCTGAAGCACGCCGGGGGCGAGCCCGAGCGGGCTCGACTCGCCGGTCGCGCCGCCCATCGGCTGGTTGTGGATCGGCAGCCTCTGGATCGGCTTCTCCTCGCCCGACAGGAGCGCGTTGAGCCGGCGGAACTGCGCGATCAATTCTTGAGTCTCGTCGGTCGACTTGTCGATCGCGCCACCGAGGAGGTGCTGCGCCGTGCCACCCTGGGTCTGACCGCGGCGCAAGATCTCGATCATGCGTTGGATTGCCCGCGCGCTGTGCTCCCCGGCCGACAATCCCAAGAACGGTAGGCCCGGCAGCGGCAAGTTCTTCATCCAGTCCGGCAGCGCGGACGGGGCCTTGCCCGTCATCTCTTCTTCGCGGATTTCTTTCTCCGCCTGGAGCCCGGCCTGCGCGACCTTCATGATCGCGCCGATCACCGGGCTCTCCATCAAGCTCACCCCGATGAGGCGGACGATCGACTCAAAGTTTGCCGCCATCCCCGCCGTCAGGTTGATCCACGCCTGCGACGCGGCAACCATCTTGTCCATCAGCTGCTTGTCTTCCTCGCTCACCTGCGCGAACTTGTCCTCGATGCGCAGCAGGTCGACGCTGCCAGACAACTCCTGTATCCAGCCCTCGGCGTCTATCCTCCCTGCCGTCGGGAACCCGCGCTTTGCGAAGAAGTCGATGATCTTCCGCGCGCCCTCGATGGCGAGGTCGAGCTGCTCGGCCTGCGGCGCGACGATCATCTGATTGAGAAAGTCCATCTTGAGGCGCCGCAGCTCGGGATCTTTTGTGTCCCTGAGTATCCGCTCGCGCGCCTCCGGCAGCTTCCTCTCGCCTATCTCGACCATCCTCTCGTGGAGGTGCTGGACGATGCCGAAGAACTTCTGCTCGTCGATCAGGGATCGGCGAGCGACTTCAACCTCAGCCTGGAGCTGAGCGGGGTGAATCCTTATGCGCCGCGCCTGGTCGGCGAGCATGACGAGGCCGCGCGCCTGACTGTTGGCGAACTGCACCGTCGCGTTGACAAGCTCCGCGACCCCCGCGATCGCGATCCCGATCGGACCGGCCCTCCCGAAGGTCTGCGTGAGAGAGGCAACCGCCTTGAATGCGTCTCCGCTGTCGGCGCTCGTCGTCAGCGCCTTCAGGGTCCTCTCGAGGTCGCCGACCTGCCTGGAGAGGCCGCGCATCCCCTCGGCGTGGGGGCCGCTCACCACGTCGTTGAAGTTGTCCTTGATCGCCGCGAGGGCCTTCTTGGACTCCTCGGCGTCGGGGACCTTGACGGAGATCTTCAGCTCTTCGTAGGTCGCCATCTCAATAGTTCTCTTCCTCGCGCTCCGCCTCGCGCTGCATTATGCGCGTGAGCTGAATCGTGCGATACAGGTGCAGCTGCACCTCGCCGAGCGTCATGTTGAGGAATGTGTCTGGAGACGTGTGGTAGAAGCGCGCAAGCCGATAGCAGTCGAGGACGAGGTTCTCGTCGGATGCTACCAAGCCCCCAGATCGGGAAGAAAAAAATTGCGCAGCCGATATGCGCACGAGTTCCAGTCGCGCGGGTCCATCGGCTCGAGGAGCGGCGGGAGGAGGCCCGACAGCGCCGCCATCACGCGCATCATCTTCTGCTCGTCGATCACGACCTCGCCGTCCAACGTGATCCGCGTCGGATTGCCGTAGCGGTTGATGTCGCCACCAGTCGGCTCGCGGAAGGCGAGCTCGTGAACGAGCTCATTGCGCTCGTTGCGGATCGGCTTGTGGAGCAGCTTGACTCGAATCGGCCACGCCGGCTCGACGGCGGCCGGGGGCGGCCTCGACTCGATCGGCGGCTGGTCGATGACGGGCTGAGAGGCGCCGAGGCCGTTGCCGTCGCCCTGGCGAATTGGCGGCGCCTCCGGCGGCGCGGGCCTCGACGGGTCGACGAAGCCATCGCGGGCGGGCGGGACGTTCATGTGCTGTTCTCCGTCTAGAAGAGATTGATCTCGAGGCAGGCGATGCCCTCCCAGCGAACGCGCGCTTGGCCGTCTCGAGTGTTGAGCTCGAAGCCGCCCTTCACGGTCGCGCCCTGGAGCGTGTACTGCTTGTTGTTCGCGAGCTGCGCGATCACCGTGCTGTTCGTCTGAGTGATGAGGTCCTCGAAGTTCAGCCCGGGCACGGTCGAGAGGTCTCCCTCGATGTAGGGAACTCTCGGGAGTTCTTGGTAGCCGTGCACTCCGTCCTGGCCTGCGATCATCGTTCGCTCGACCGGAGACG